AAACGTCTCAAGATCTACTTATGCAGATTTATTTGGAATCATAGGGACAACTTACGGAGCTGGAGATGGTTCATCTACTTTTGGTTTACCTGACTTACAGGACAACGTTGCAATAGGTAAATCTGGAACTAAAGCTTTAGCATCAACTGGTGGAGCTAACACTGTAACTTCAACTGGAAACGTTGGAGGATCTACAGCTAACGCAAGTTTATCAACAGGGCAACTTGCTTCACACAATCACACTACTCAACAAGATGAAGGTGGTGGAATGGGACAAAACAGAAGGGTTGGTGGAAGAGGTACTCACCAAGCTATTTATAGTGAAGTTAATAACACTGGATCTGGTCAAGGTCACTCACACAATATGAGTGCAACATTTTCTGGTGATGCAACTTCAGTTATACAACCTTATTTAACTGTGATATATATTATTAAAACTTAAAGGAGAAACTATGGCAACCCAATCAGATTGGACAGTTATTTTTGAAGACAAAGCGATCATTAAACAAAATGGTGATGGTGCAGGCACATACAGAATAGAGGATTCAGAACATGATTCTTTTTGGAATGATTCTAAATGGTCAAATGTTTGGGCTATTCAATATCAAGACGATAATCATGACTACAATGATTCTGTAGAATATAGAGACACAACTCCTCATGCTACATGGACTAATGCTAACCTAGGTGATTTTAGATCTCAATTTATCGATAAATGGGATGCAGCTCATTTAGCAAAACTTCAATCTAATTGGGATAATGATAATATAGATGGAGAAACTTCAGAAGAAAAAATTGCTAGATTAGGTGCAAGACCTACATCTTATTCTTCGTAGTCATTTACAAATAAACTAACTGTATATCTTTTTAAATTTTTAACATTACTTTTATGTGCGGAGTGCACCCAATTTGATGGAAATAAAATAGCTCTATTTTCTCTAAAACCTACATGAATATCTAAATCACAATTTTCTTCAGGTCCGTAGTAAAACACTGTTCCGTTTGTAACTGCAGTTGGTCCTGCTACCATTATTAATATATTTAATTTACTTCTATCATCAACATGTGGTTTAAAATTGTTATAATTTCTAATATCTACACCACTATCAAAATCTATATTTTTTATTTTAAATTTAAATTTTTTTTCTGCTTGAGTAACAAATGTATTTTTTAATTGTTTATCGTTTGATAATAAATACCTACTACCATAATAATTTTCTTCACTTTTTTCAGTTGAATCTGTAAAATATCTAGGTGTAAAAATTAACCTTGTTGTTATGTGATTTTTTACATTTTTAAATAGCTTTTCTTCAAAAAAAGAATCTATTATTTTTATCATCGTAACATCATCCAAGATGTCAATATATATTTGCTTCCTTTTAAAGGTGGATTACCTCTATGTAAATATGGAAATCCAGCAGGCCATATAACTATTCTACCTGTTTTGGGTTGAACTCTTTTTGAAAAATGTAAAAATTCTGTTTCTCCACCCTCTTTAATATCATTTAAATAAATAGAAAATACAAAAGCTCTAGGTTCATTATCTCTTCCTTTACCATGTTCAACGTGCCAAACATGGTATCCTTCTGTTGGCAAAGTTTTCTGTATTTTTAAATCTGTAAAATAAAAAGGACAAGCATAAGCGTCTCCGGCTCCTGTATTTTTTAAATAGTGTTGCCATGCAATATCAAAGTTTAACATCATTGGTTTTAAATTTTCCCACCAAACTTCTAAATTAAAAGGAGCTGCAAAAAATTGTTGATCTTGTTTTTTTAATATGGAGCTTTTTTCAGAGCCAATTCTATTTACAGTTTTATTAAATTTATCATTGTCCTCAAAAATTTTTATAGCTTTATTACATTCTTCTTTTGTAATAAAATTATCATACACTCCAATAAAATTGTTTATATTTACTGTTTTTTCTTTTACTTTATTTTTCATCTTTTTTCTTTTCTATAAAAAATAATTCTCTTTCTTTTTCCCAATTGGTTTCTTCGGTTATGTTAATAACAACACAATATCTTTTTGTATCTTCAGTACTGGCATCAACGTAATGTTTTATAGAAGGAGGAAAAAAATAATAGTCTCCAGGTTTTGGAGTTATCTTTATATTTAGTTCAGGTAAACATAACGGCATTCCTTCAGTTAAATATAAAATACAATGATAACAATTGTGATCATGGAGTTGAACATAATCATCTTTACCTAATTCATTACCCCAACAATTAGTAATTGTTTTTCTTTCATAAAAATATTCAAATAATTTTGGATTAGATAATTGATGTTTGTTTATACAATAGTTAATAAATTTTGTAGTCAAAGGATGGTCATTAAAAGCTCGCCAGTCTGTTTTCCCTCCTTTTACATTTGTTGCATATGATTCTTCTTCAATAAGATTTTTTTTAACTTCCATGGTAAAATTGTGTATGTCCTCTACATAAGGATAATTTCCAAAAGTTATTAAAACAGTTCTGGGATAAGTTACACATATGCTTTGACTATGTGATAACCTTGGATCTTTGTCTATAAATTCTACCATTTTCCAGCTTTCATTCTATAAAAAACTAATATATAAAGCATTATATGCTACAAAAATTAAATTTCAAGCCTGGTTTTAATAAGATGGTCACAGATTCAGGAGCAGAGTCTCAATGGGTAGATGGTGATTTTGTTAGATTTAGATATGGACTACCAGAGAAGATAGGTGGTTGGAATCAATTGACTGCAGCTAGCTTAACCTTACCTGGAGCGGCACGTGCACAGCATAGTTGGACTAGTATCGCAGGTGAAAAATATGCAGCGATAGGAACATCACAAGGTTTGTTTTTATATTATGGAAATGATTTTTTTGATATCTCACCATTAGATACGGCCATCACTGGATTTACTTTTACGACTACAAATAATTCAGCGACTGTAACTGTTAACAAAACTTCACATGGTTTATCAGCTGGAAGATATTTTACATTTACTTCTGTGACTTTACCTGGATCAGGTACAGGATATGTAGCAGCTGATTTTACAACTGGTGCTTATGAAGTTGTAACGGCTAGTACAAACAGTTTTACAATTACAATGGCATCAGTAGAATCCGGAGCAGGGATTACAGCAGGAGGGTCAGCAACCGTTAATCCATATGTAGAAGTTGGACCAACATTTCAAACTGCAGGTTATGGTTGGGGCACAGATACCTGGAGCACATCAACATGGGGTACAGAGAGAACCACTAGTGACGTGATTCTGGATCCAGGAAACTGGAGTCTTGATAATTTTGGAGAAGTATTAGTTGCAACTATTTTTGGCAATAAAACATTTACATGGAATGCTGGTGCATCAAATGCACGAACAATCAGAGCGTCAACAACAACCACGAATTTTTCTACATCTAACAATCCAACGTCATCTAGACTTACACAAGTTTCAGATAGAGATAGACATTTGTTCCACTTTGGAACTGAGACAACGATAGGAGATACATCAACTGTTGATCCATTATTTATAAGATTTTCAAATCAAGAAGATTTAAATACATACACACCTACAGCCATAAACACCGCTGGTAGTTTTAGATTAGACAAAGGAAATAAAATTGTTGGTGCTGTATCAGGTAAAGATTACACTTTAGTTTTAACAGATAGCTCTGCATATGTAATTCAATTTGTTGGACCACCATTTACTTTTTCTGTAAAACAAGTTGGTACAAACTGTGGATTGATTGGTCAACACGCATTAAGTTATTCTGATGGTGTTGTATTCTGGATGTCAGGTGAAGGTGGATTTTTTGCATTTGATGGTACAGTTAAATCTTTACCTTGTTTAGTTGAAGACTTTGTATTTAATACTGATGGTGATAATTTAGGAATTAATTTTAATGCATCTGATATTGTTTACGCAGAACACAATACACTTTACGGTGAAGTAAATTGGTTTTATCCAAAGTCAGGATCAGATCAAATAGATAGAGTGGTCACATATAATTATGCAGAACAAGTTTGGACTACAGGATCACTAGCAAGAACAAGCTACATAGACACAGGCGTATTTGATGTGCCTTATGCAACTGAGTATAATAAAACAGCAACACCTGTATTTCCTGATATTCAAGGTATTACAAATAGATTTGGAGCATCTACTTACTACGCTCATGAAGTAGGAACCGATCAAGTAAATAGCTCTGGTACAACTGCCATTGCTGCATTTATTAAATCTGGAGATTATGATATATCTGCAAGACGTAGCGCATTAGGAGGCACAACCGGTCTTGCTGATCTTAGAGGAGATGGTGAGTTCTTTATGTCTGTTAAAAGATTTATACCTGACTTTAAGGTTCTTACAGGTAACTCAAAGGTTACATTGTTATTGAATGACTATCCAAACAATACAGCATCTAGTTCACCGCTAGGACCCTTTACAATAACATCTACGACTGATAAAGTAGATACCCGTGCAAGAGGAAGACTTGTAGCATTAAAGATAGAAAATGACGCTGTAGGCGAAACTTGGCGTTACGGCACATTACGTGTTGATATAAAACCAGATGGTAGAAGATAATGGCAGGTATAAAAGATTTGTTAGAATTTAGTGAAGTAAATAAACCTAAAATAGTAGATGGAAATAAAATTAGAGTTTATCGAGGATATGAAAAGATGCCTCTTTCAAAAAGATCTATATTTAATAATCCTCTTGATAGAGGTAAATATTTTACCGAAAATTTATCCGATGCTAAATGGTATGCTCAGAGACAAAATACTTTAAAAGGTAAAGTTACGTATCTTGATTTAGCAAAAGATCAATTTGATAAAGCAAAAGCTTTATCAAAAAGTAGATCAACAAGACTTGCTGGAGAAGTAATTGTAGATGAAGAGTTGCTAAAAAAGCAAAAAATAGATATACTAAGATCAATTATGGCAAGAGCTGGAAATCTAACCCCTCTAGCAATAAAAGGTTTAAATATGATAGCTAGCTTACCTGTTGCAACAGCAACAATGTTTTTACAATCGACTCCTACTAATGCTGATGAGGCAAGTATGAAATTGGAAGATTTTGCTAAACTAGCAGAAAAAAATAGCAATATGGATTCATCAATTAAATTAGAATCAAAGGATATGCAATGACTGTAGATAAAAGAATAAGTTATGAAGTACAAGGTGGTGCAAAAAACTATCTTGGCAAGCAAAAAGAAGTTACTGCTCCTATAAAATGGAAATCCAGTCCAGATAGTCCAGAAACAGAATTAGCATATATTACAAAAGCAGAAAAAGATTTACTTGTTAAAAAAGATTTACACGGTTCACTAAAAAATGGTGTTAACAGAGGACCATCAGGTATTATGAGTTTAGATGGTTATGGATCATTTGATGGTCCAGATCCGAGTAAAGATACAGGTATGTCTGGTGTAGCTACAAGTGCTGCTGAAGCAGGCGGTGGAAGTGGAGCGGATAGAAGAGAGTTAGATTCATACATTGATTATGGATCTGATACAAAATTACCACCTGGTGTTAATAGAAAATTACCACAAGACATACAAGATTATAGAAATGCATTTATTGCAGCAGGTGGGGGTCAAAGAGTTAACCCTGGTTTTTTTGATAGTAGATTTACAGTATCACCATACGAAATAAGAAATGCTAGAGACTATGTTAGAAATAGAAGTCGATTTAAAAGTCCAAGTTTAAATCCAGGGCTTGCAGGATTTTTTACAGGTGGTGGAATTTTAGGAAACCTAGTTAGAAGTCTTGGACAAAAATTTGGTTTAGGTAAAACTTATGATCAACCAACGTATGATGCTAGTGGTATAAACACTAGAGTATATGAAGGTACAATGGACCCTACTGTTAATCCAGAATACTACAACGATCTTGGTAATGAATTATTGGAAAAACTGGCGGAAGAAGGATCAAACAATGTAGCTAGTAATGTAGGTACTGGATTTGTAACAGCAAAAGGACCAGACTTCAACACTCTTTTAAATCAAAATAAAAATAAAAATACTTATAACACAAGTGACGGAACTAGTTTTGGTTTAGATGGTTATATGACAGATAAAATGTTTGAAGAACAATTTGGCACAGGTCCAAAAATAAGTTTTGATTATAATCCAAATCGTGTATTTGAAGGTATACTTGGTCCAGCACGAGATTTCTTAGATAATACTTCAGAAGACTATAAAATTAACTCAAATAATATAAACGCTTATCAAGCAAAACTAGCAACCAATTCTCCGGCACTAGCACAATATAGAAGTTTACAAAAGAAAAAAGTATTATCAAACATGGGTGGTCCAGAATTTACTATAGAAGATCAACGAAAATTAGATATGTTAGAACAAATGGAAGCTGATCCAAATAAGGTTTACAGTCAGACAGTATCAGTATAATGGCCAGAATAACTTCATACATACCTGAGCCTAAACAAGAGTACGATGTCGAAAACCAAAGACAGATTCTCCGTGCAGTTGATACAATTAAAAACGAATTAAATTTTTCTTTTCAACAAGAATTAAAAAACGAACAAGAAGCTTTTAATTATTTTTTATCATGACAATAAGATACAAGAACCAAGGTTTTAAACAATCAGGTACAGGTAAGACTACAGTGTTTACATGTCCTAGTGATGCAACAGCTATAGTCAAAAGTGTTTATTGTGCAAACAATGATGGATCATCAGCTGTTTTAGTAAATATGAATTTTGTTGACTCATCTGATTCAAGCACAGAATATGAATTTTTTAGAGATGACGTAGAGGCTAAATCGCAAGTAAATGCCACACCTCAAGGCTTGAATTTAGAAGCAGGAGATGCTATAACTGTGCAAGCAGCTACGGGCAGTAATACAATACAAGGCCTGATAAGTTATGCTCTAATAGATAGATCGCAGGAGAACGGATAAATATGGCAAACGATGACTTATTAAAAATAGATTGTACTACAACAGTTACAATAAGAAACACGCAAACTAATTATGTTTATGCTGATGAAGCAGAAAAAGATGCAGATATTGCAGACCCAAATACTGCAACAACAGCAGAACATATTGCACA